AGCATTACCCTTTATATACTTCTGTTTTGAACCCATACTCTTTTAATTCTTTTAATCTGTATTTTTGTAATTCTGATAACACACCCTTTGGTTTCTTCACCTCTGAGAACAAAACATCGCATCCAGGAGGCAAGGCTATTAAATCAGGAATACCATTCTTATTAGTTAGCTTTAGTTTTATAACATAATAACCCTCTGCTTCAAGCTCCTTGATTCTTTTGTTTTGTATCTGTTGTTCTGTCATTTCTGTAATCTAATATAAATCCTATTGCCACTATTAAATTCATTCCTATTGATGACAATATTTCAACCACATCATGAAAGTTGTGAAATGATAAATGAATGTGACCTACAACCCAAAAAGGTATGGCTAAATTTTGGCTTATCCAAATTACTAAAAATTTTATAAACTTCATTGTTTTGCAAACGATATAGGATACATAGATAAATAAGACGCAACCTCTTTTAGTTTTGCAAATTTAATATACTTGTCTTCAGTATCTAAAACTTTGACCATAGATATTACAATTTTTGGCTCGTTTTCTATTATCTCAAACGAATACTTTGTTACTTCAAGTCTTCCTATTTTTTTCATTGAATTTAATTTAAAGTTAATAAATCTCTTTTAAAATGTCTTAATGTGTAATCCTTTTTCTTTGTAACTGCCTTGTATATGTCAGCTTCAATTCCTCCACGAGAAAATATCCAGTACACATCGCTTTCTAATCTTTCCTTGGTTGTCATACGATCCCTTGATTGCCAGTAGCTGGTGGCTGAAAAATCTATATTGTAATAAACAAGAGCATCAGCTTTACGCAAACTAATTCCCTCTCTACCACTGACAATTTGTAAAGCTATAGTTTTATTGGTTTCATTAAACGTACTTAAATCAGTACATAACTCATCTCCATAAATTTCTTTCAGTGCATTAAGCTCTTCCTTAAACTTATAAAATATTCCAATTTTTGCATCAGCAAAGTTGTCGTGTATAAACTGAGCTTTGCTTAAATCCAGAATCATAGAATTACCAGACTCAAACTTTACAGTTCCAGAATACATCTGATGAAGCTTCATCATTAACTTTACTGGTGTGTCTGCTAATATAACATCATCACTACCCTCAACAACTAAATGCTTCTTTAACTTGTTTGCTAATTGATATGTCATCGAACTCATCTCAACCTCCAGTACATGCTCTGTGGTCTTTACTTTAAAACCTGCTTCTTTTTGAGTGTAAGAAATTGTGTGTGGTTTCATTTCATCTATTATAGAATCTAAACCATTACTATAATCATTTATAAGTAAACTATTAATCTTTCTTTGTTTTACGTTCACATATTTTTTAGCAAACTTATAAAAAGTTTTATAATCACTGAATGGATGATTAAGCATTACAGAAACTTGATGGTACATTTGACTGTAAGATTCTGGCGTAGGAGTACCAGATAAAAATATAACAAATGGATTGTTTTCTAAGATCAAAGAACGCACTTGCGTGGATCGTTTGTTTCTTTTTGGAAAAGCACCCATACCATGGGCCTCATCACATACTACCATATCCCAACCTTTTTGGTCTATTTTGTGTAGTGATTCGTAGTTAATAACAGTAATACTGTAAGAAGGGTTAAGCAGTTTATAATCATCTTCAATACTGGTTATAGCTTTCTTTTTAGTTATGAATAAAAGGTTTGAAACTGGCAAAAGCTCACTTACACCCAAGCTCGTGAGAGTCTTACCAGTTCGTACCTCCATTGCAAGATAAACAAATTTATGTTTCAGCAACAAAGGCTTGGCTTTATTAATTATTTCTGTTTGATAGTTTCTAAACTCCATACTAAAAATCCATTGTTCCGTTAACTTCTAACTCATGTTTGTTTCTAAATCGAATCCACTTGCCTGGCGCATCTCTACCCTCGTCAGGCATACAATCAAATTGAAACTTAGAATAAGAAACTAACCATTTATTAAACTTAGTGTTTGATAATTTCATTTTACCATATCTATCATAATCAGAGTTTTGGTCTATAAAATCTAAAAACAATTCTTGATTGTAAACACGACTACCAATATTTAATTTTTCGTTCTGCTTTGGGCCACCAAGTGCGCCACAGTATTCAGCAAAATCCATAGATGTGCTTTCAATAAATTTCTTAATAGTTTGATTTACAAACTCAGCCTTTATTAACCCATGCTTCATGTATATTTGTAAACAACTAATCATGTAATTATCGAAACTACACCACTCATTATCATCCCACTCTCCAAACATTAATCTTCCAAAATCTGTTAATGGTGTTACATCTTTTGTATAATATTGAGCCAGTTCCAATTCCCATTTTCTTCTTGCGAAAGATGAACCTTCTCCAACAATAGCATAGTTGGTTGTGATAGAAACTTTAGGAGACTTACTAAATGGAATCTTGATAGCATCCTTGTTTTTCTTTTCCAAGGTAAGACCTTCAGTAACTACGCTAAACAATCTTTCAAAATCAAAATGCCTTTTTACATCATCAAAGCAAAGTATCTGAGTATCTGCTGAAACTAATTGATAGGCAAAGCTTTTCTCAAAGTTGAAAGACTTTCCATCAATCACAACAAGTTTCTTCATGTGTGATAGAGCATTCATAAACAATCCCTTACCAGTCCCTCCTTCTGGGTTGTTAGATATAACTTCATCATTTAATATAACTGCTGGACAGTATGAAAGGTTTTTCCAAGCATGTAATAAATACCCAATAGTAGAACGCATAGATGAATTTCTTTGTTCATGGTTTCCACTTATGTTTCTAATAAATTTTTGGTAATCACAACCATCACTTTCACATATTTGAAAGGTTCTATCTATAACATGGTCTTTCCATACATAACCACCTAAATCTAAATAATCAATTTTAGTGATACTATCATGCTTTACCTTGACAGCTCCGTTTTTATAATATAAGTAAGCTGTGTCTTTGCTGTCCTCAATAAAGTATACATCAATAGATGATAATAAAGTTAAAAACTCTTCCCTGAAGTAGCGAGTATGTTCTGCAAAATAATTGTAAACACTTAAATCATCTACCTCCAGTAAATAGTTTAAAACAAAATCTTTAATTTCTTTTTCAGATGTGTGGTCAATTAAGTTATTTGTAACTTTAACAAACACATAGTTTTTACTTCCTTCAGGATTAAATTTAAAAAATCCGTTCTCTTCTAAAAATTGTTTAAACAGGATGTGTACTATTTTAATAACTCCTTTGTCATTCTTTGTCCAGAACTGGTTATTAGCGTTTTCTTGGTCAAGTCTTGATATTACATTCTCTATTGTCGTTTTTTCTACATCAGAGTTCTCAAGCTCAACTCTAATATCTTTTTTTGCTACTCCACGCTTTAGTTTCATTCTAAGGTTGTTGACCTTATCCTCATCCTCATAATACTTTGTTCCAAAATTATGCTTCTGTGCGTAGGCACTATCTATTGTTCTTTTTATTTCAGCTCTTGTAAAGTTTTTTGTTTGATAATTCAAGAGGGATGATTCAGCTAAGGATGGATAAACTCCAAAATCATTAAAGGCTGCGGCCAAAACATATGCATTATTATTTCTTTCCCCTTCGTTCATTGGAAACTTTTTAGTCCACCACTTTACAAGTATGTCAACTATTTTGTTTTCGTCTGTTATAGGTATTGTAGGTATGTCTGTATGTTTATTTACCTCTACATATTCTTGCTCCGTTATTTTGTCCCATAAACTTGACTGAGCGTTTATGTGAATTAAGGGATCATAAGACTCATAGCATACACGTGAGACATTCTTACATGTTTTATCAAAGTATTCGCTATCATAATATTTTTCAAGGCTTACAAAGTAGCTTTTATGATTATCTACAATAGGTGGAATTTTTACAATAGCTTTTAATCCATTTCCACTGGGAGATATAAAAACAGTATAGATATATTTATCCTTAGATAATCTTTCTTTTTCTTGTAACATATCTCTGTTTGATGGGTAACCATCAAAATCTAAACAAATATATCCACTATGTTCTTGCAGTGCATTGTCTGCTCTTTTAGAAAACTTTCCACTAAAACATATAGCAGGTAGTTTTTGCTTTAATATGTTTCTGTTTTCTTTATCCTTTTCAGCTCTAATCTTTTTTACTATCTCTTTAGATGCTCCATCTTGTATTCTTGTTAATACTAAATTTATATTTCTAAAGAAAGGTCTTGATGTTTGTTTTATATCTTTAAATATCGTGATGTCCATTTTATGTCAGATTTTTGTTGATTTTTTTTTACCTAACTAACTATAGATTAAATACTTATATTACTTTATGTTAATAATGTTAATAATATATAAGTAAATACAGTTAAGTAGTAGTTGATTTTATTTTTTACGTTAGAGCTTATAGAAAGCTCGTTTTTTTTAACACTCAGCACATATTAAGCAAAAGAAAGAGGGCAAAGCCCTCTAAACTCTTGTCTTAATTGGTTGATTAAAATGGTAGGTCAGGCTCTAAATGAGTCTTAGTTGCAATTTCTAAATTTGCTTCTTTTTTGTATGGCTCTTGCATCTTACAAGAAAAATACGTTTTACCTCCTTTAGATGTTGTAACCCACGCAGACACTTGGAAATCATTTCCACTCATGTCTTTACCATTACCATTGTAATGGGGTTGGTTGTTGTCATCAGTTCGGTTTTCATTTTTAAATAGAGAAAAAGTCCCTGGCTTGATTTCATAATCACTCATAATTACTTAATTTTAATTATTTGCTCCATGTGGTTTAATGCAGAATACATAACATCATGTTTATGCTCTACACTGTTACAGGACATTGGAACTTCTATCCACATAACAGTATTTTTTTTTGTAAACATAGAGCTATAATTCTTGCCTATGAATGTACGAATGTATATCTTCAGTTGCTTCATCACTAAAATATTTATGATAAACTGCAACAGCATCTGCCACCTTTTCCATTCCTCCTCTTAAAAAAGAATCAGAGCATTTAAAGATCCCTAATCTTGCTGTACGCTTATCTATTACTAAAAAAATTAGAGGCTTACCAAATAATCTTTGGTATATATAGGCTTGACTATCGTAATTATATGTCTTAGCACTGTACATAAACTTATCAATGTCTCCAGTTGTTTTGATATCAATAATATAATGTTTATGTATAATGTCAGCTTTACCCTTCCAGTCCAAAGTCATAATCTTTTCTACCTCTGGAACTTCAAACCTATTGCCATCATTATATATTAAATCAAACATCTCCATGTTGGAGGTCATTTTGGTACACAGATAATCTAAATGCTCTTTCTCTTTTTTAAGCAAAAGTATTTCTCCTTCGTTTATAGCTTCACTATATATTTTAGTATTTCGTGAAGAAGCATCTATAATTTTAAACTCATCAAGTTTATGAGGTTCTAAAATTTTAGTGTGAAAATATCTGCCTTCCAACATTGGTTTTGTCATCTCTTGAGGTTTTCTAAACTGCGTTGGATTTTTTAACAGCTTACCTATGTCAGAGTTCGATATGAACTGCTGACCGAACTCTCCATAGTATTTAGAATCGTCTTCAAGAGCTTTTAGTATATCTACTTTATCCATATTTTATTGTTTAAATTACCTCAATAGAGGGGCGTCTTTCCGTCCTGTCAGTCTTATTGTAATTTAGTGAGCATTTATGTTACTCAGTTGTTAGTACACCTCACTTTTGACACAAGCATTACAACGGCCAGCATTAGCGACAACTAAGGCAATAAAAATTGTGTACCAACAATAATTTTTTATTAGTTATCTTTTATAGCTTTAGCGATTTCTTTTTTAACTACAGCTTTCATATTATATTTTGTAGATAAATTACTTGCTATAGCCTCTAAACCTAACTTTTTATTGGCTGACACATACTTAAGGACTTTAACCCAATTAGTATCTCCGATATCTAAAGTGATTAAAGTTTTAACCTTTTCTGCTTTAGGTGGGTTTGCTGTTATGTTAGAGGTCTCTACTAAATCTTCTCCTGCATATAAACTTAAACCTAATCCATGCATAGCAATCGCTTTGGCAGTGGCTCTTTGGATAGCTGTGTTTACATCCATTGATGTGAGTTTGTCTACAGTAATTGATTTGTTTCTAAAGTCCTTAATTGGAAGGTAATCAATATGCTCAATATTGTTTACTACAATACCAACCTTAACATAGCCAGTAACACCATCAGTGAACCAGTTTAGTCCAGTCTCTGGAGACTCATACACATTTCTTTGTGCATCTGAATGCTCTAATTTTAGGTATGCCCACGCATTAGCCCATGATAGGTAATCAAGATTACCCTTTTTTTCTACTTTGCTCTTTACGTTTATCGCAATCAGCTTGTCAAAATAACTTTTGTCTGTACTCATTTGAATTGAATTTAATTAATAATTGATTTTAATTTAAGTTGAAGTTCTGCGTGTTTACACAGAACCAGTTCTCTTTTGTTTTTTAAGTTCTGAATGTGCTTATCGTTTTTACGTGTGTTCACTTCAGTTTTAATTTTATTTTCTATAAGGCTTAACTTATGAATGCAGTTATGTATTGCTAATTTTACACAACCAATGTCCCATCCGTATTCAGTAAAAAAAGAATACTCTTCGTCATTACACTCTTTATAATATGAACCCCCTTTAGAACAATTTAGTATTTCAATACGAGTTGGAAACTTTTGAATTTTAACACCCATCTTTATAACATTATAACTAAATGGAGGTGCATTGTTTATTTTAACAACTCTGGTCGTTCCAACTGCTTGACTTAATATTTCTTTGAGGCTATACATACTATTTATCTAAAATATCGTTTATAAGGTTTTTGAAGTCTGAGTCATTATCTATCAGCTTTTTAGCTTTCTTATACTGCATAACGATGTTGGAGTGAGTCACTGTATGACCATGCTCTTCCATGAATCTTTTTATGTAAGACACTCTAATTGGTCTCTCCATACACAAATAATAAAGCATCTGCCTTGCATCAACTAAGTGACTACTTCTGTTTTTTTTAAATAAGTCATCTAAAGTAATGTGAAATTTTTCAGCTATTGCTTTAGCATAAATATCAAATATGTCTCTTTTCATTTATTTGGTTTTTAACTTGATTAATTCAAACTGCAAGTGATCTATAGCTTTTTGAATGTCCTCGTTAGGACTCTCGTGCTTACTATATGCTCTTAAGATATAAGTACACGCAGTTCCTAAGTTGTAGTTTAGGTTAAAATTTGTCACTACCTCTATGGCAGTGTAGTTGTTGTCTCCATCGTAATAAGATGGTGTGTCTACTTTTACTTCGTCTGTAGTGGTGGTTGTCCAATGTTGTCTGTTTATTGCCATTTGTTTAGGTTTTGTACCACAAAAACCCCCACGTAAAACGTGGAGGCGATTGCTTGAATCAACTACAATTCAGATTAAAGTGTAAGTAGCCAAGTTATAAGTCTGTAGAACTGATATCCAATTAAGATGGAAATCATGCCCATAACAGACCAGACTGTAAGTTTTAAATTTCTTTCGTCTCTGCTCATAACTAAATGCCTAAAGGATATTCATCTTCGTCAATTTCTTCGTGCTGTACGTCAATGATATTCTCTTCGTCATCATTGTTATTTATCATTTCATAACACGTTGCCATGTGAATTGTATGGCTTCTTGAAGCTGGATTGCTTGGGTTAAAGGACTCGAAAAGTTTTCTTAAATCGCTCATAATTTTATTTTATTAGGAATGTAAATATACTTTAAATTATTAATAAAAACTAATAAAGATATGACAACGTACCTAAAAAGATACGCTGTCGTACCCAAAATGCTTACTAAGATGTAGTAACAGAGTTGGTGTCTAACACCATATTTATAAACTCTTCCACGTGTGTTTTGTCTGCATAATCATGCTCTTTCATAGCGTGTTCTAACTCCTCTCTGTCGGTTTCATCCTCGAAATTGTAGAACAGATTATCCATCCAAGAATGAATATCATCATGGTATCTGTACTCATGATAAGTCATTTCTTTGTGGTCGGTTATTCCATGTTTATCAAACTTAACTATACCTGCAAAATCATCTCCACACTCTTCATATTCCATCTCAGCTGTCAAGCTGTAGTGCTGACATATTTGTTTAACCAACTTTACTGGTGGAGTCCATGCACTGTCTCCTGCAACAGTAAAAGTCTCTTCATCATCGCATGAATAACCATCCAAGTCAAATTCCCACCAACGTGTTCCGTAGTAGTAAAAATCTTTATACTTTTCATTAAGCTCCTCTTTGGTAGCTCCAATCTTACCCTTGTCCAGTACAAAGTCTCCAAACTCTACAAAGTAATCGGTTTTGTCATACTTCTTGAACTTGTTTCTTAGTTTTTTTAATGCTTTAGCGTTTCCATTAAACGTTACGTAATTCCAACAATTGTTTGCCATTTTATTTGATTTAAGTTATATGTTAAACATTATACTAATTAATACTCTGCCGATAAAATAACTTGGTATTGCTATCAGCATTACTGTTTCTACTTTACTAAACTGTCTTACTTTTTTATCCTTCATAGCTTACTTGTTTTCAATTAAGCTTCTATTGATAAAGTGTATGATTTCATACAGCTCGTGGATTTCATCACTACCGATTCTGTCGCTCCAATCAAGCATTCCTTTCACAGTCTCTCTAATCTCTTTTAAGTCCTTACGCTGTGACTTTACTACTTTCTGAGACTCTAAGTAGTCTCCCATTAAATCAGTGATTCTGTCGAAGTCTCTGTCTTTTTGTGTTTCTTTGTAACCCATTATAATTGATTTTAATTGTGGCATTATTGCCTTGTACCACCAAAACCCCACTCCGAAATGGAAGTGAGGTTGACGTGTTTAGGGATCAGATGATTCTACTCTTTGCTCTCTATTATAGCTTCTTGAATATGGTCAATTGTATCTTGTGAAAGTATGTCCCAAATAAATACTCCACAGTGCGTTATAGATGTAATACTTATCTCAGCAGGACTACCACAATAGTCCCAAGTCTGAGGTTCAGCGTGTGCATACTCATAGTGTACATCAAGCTCTATGTCATCCACTTTATAAGTGAAGACTTCTTCATTCCAAATGCTCATATATCTTCTCTTTGTTTATGACCTTCTGCTTTTGCAACATGGTCAATGCATTCGTATATCTGTTCGGTTATCCAGTCTCCAGTCATTGCACCCTCTAAGACAGTTAACGCATCATCATGGTCTATATCGTACGTCTGCTGTACATCAAATACGTGCCATAGGTTTCCAGTAAAGTAACCTTCCTTTTCAAGCAAGTCTTTTGCTTGTGAAATCTGTGATAATCTAAATTCGTTTTTCCCTGCGTTTATGTTGCTCATGATAAATAAGTTATTTGATTAGTATTGATTTTAATTGTCTGATGAGTATACTTTCGATACTTCCTCATTTTCTTGCATCCTCTGGAAGATGCACAGCTCGTTAACGTGGGTGTAGCTATCAGTATACACATCACAATCTTTAAAATTTTCTTCATAATTTAGCTTTGTTATTTTGATTAATAAATTCTAATACTGCTTGAAAGATGTCTTTCATATCATACAATCCATCCCAATCTTGGCTTTCGCTTAACCATTCTAAAGTGGAATTAAGACTCCATCCTTTTACGTCTGATATCTTCTTAACCACTGGCATTAGCCAATCCCAAGATTGGTGGTATTGGTTAAATTGATTACTGCTCTGTGCCTCGTAGTGCTTACCAACACCCATAAATTCGGCTATTAATTCATTGTCTTTCATAAATTGTAGTTTTAAATATCTGCATTATTGCATTGATACTGGAGAAGGAATCGAACCTTGCTTACAACCATTCCAGTTGGTGTGACAGCGTGT